GAGGTGCTGCGGCCTGCGCTCTCTGACCGCAAGGGCGGGGCGCTGATGATCGGTACACCAGCTGGCCGCAATGGGCTGTTCTATGACAGCTACCAGGAGGCTGAGCATCTAGAGGATTGGTGGCGCGGCACGTACAAGGCCAGCGATACGGGCATTGTGGATGCTGCCGAGCTGGTCAGCGCACAGAAGGCCATGACCGTCAACGAATACGCGCAGGAATACGAATGCAGCTGGGATGCTGCCATTCGGGGCGCGTACTGGGCTGAGGCCATGCAAGCAGCTGAGGCTGATGGCAGGATCGGCAAGTTTGCTGCCGTTTACAGCAGGCCCGTGCATATCTCCCTCGATCTGGGCATGAATGATGCAACGGCCTGCTGGTTCTTTCAGCTGGACGGCGACGAGATCAGGGTTGTGGACTTCGCTGAATACACCAACATGGGCCTGCCCGATATCGTCAATGACTGGAAGGCCCGTAAGTTTGTGTACGGCAAGGTCATTGCCCCGCCAGATGTGAACGTACGCAGCCTGTCAACAGGCCAGACCAGGCGGCAGACGCTGCAGGACCTGGGCGTTGATGTGCTGGTGGCCCCAGCTGTGTCCAAAATAGATGGCATCGAGGCCGTTCGAGGCCTGCTGCAGCGGTGCAGGTTTCACGTGGAACAGTGCGCGGATGGCATAGAGGCCCTGCGCCAGTACCGTGCTGACTGGGAAGATAAGAAGGGCGTGCTGCGGCTCCAGCCCCTGCATGACTGGACCAGCCACGCGGCTGATGCCCTGCGATACCTGGCCGTTACCGGCACGGATCAGCTGGTGGATCGCTGGGGCGGGGCCATCGACTACTCACAAATGGACAGGCTATGCGCTTGAGAGATGAAGAAATTGCAGCAATCGTACTGCGCGAGGTCGAGCAGGCGCTGGGCTTCGATAGTGACGTACTGGCCACAAAGCGGCAGTACGCGCTGGAGCTGTATCACGGGCAGATGGCTGCCCCGGCTGAGGGGCGCAGCGCAATGGTCAGCCTGGATGTGGCTGATGCAGTACATGCGACGCTGGCCCAGATCAGCCCAGTGGTACGCACCTCACAGATCGAATTTGAGGCGCAAAGCCAGGATGATGAGGTCGCAGCAAGGACAGAATCGGACTTCGTTGCGGTCAGCATCGAGAGGGCAGGCGGGTTTGACATCGTTGATAAGGCGAGTTTCGATGCGCTGCTGATCGGCAACGGCTGGTTGCATGTCTATGTGGACGAGAGCAAGGTAGTTACAGAGCAGCGATTTCCGCCCAACCTGACCGATGAGCAAACCTATGCCATCACCAGCATGGCCCCGCCGGATGTCGAGGTTAAGCTGAGGGCAGGCAAGGAATACAGCCTAGCCACCGTCACTAAGACAGTCCGCGCGCTGAAGATCGAGTGCGTTGCGCCGGAAGATATGCTATTCAGCGAGAACGGCTCAGATTTTGATCTGGATGAGGTGCGCTTTGTGGCCCGCAGGAGGCTCTATACGGCATCGCAGCTCAAGGACAAGGGCATACCCCAGAACCTGATCGACGAGCTGCCTGATGCCCTTCTGGATGCATCTACAGGCCAATCTGCGCGGCTGGGCATGTACTCCCAGCAGGTCAATGGGCTGTCTGTGCAGGATGCCAACCGGCTGAAGGTGGTTTATTGCTGCTACATCCGGCTTGCACCTGGCGATGGCAACACATCGGAGCTGCGCCATGTCTGGATCGGGGAGCGCGGCACGGCCCTGCTGATTAACGAGCCTGCCGACTACATCCCGTTTATTACCGGCTCAGCCATCCCCATGCCCCACCGTATTGTGGGCACGGGCTTCTATGAGCTGCTGGGCAGCATCCAGCAGGGCAAGACACATACGCTCAGGCAATGGATGGACAACCTGACCGTGATGAATGCCAGCAGGATGGGCGTGGTTGAGGGCCAGGTAAACATGGGCGACTTGCTCAATGGCCGGATTAATGGCGTTGTGAGGATGCGCAGCCCTGATAGCATCGTACCGTTACCAGCTGCCGACATCGGGCCACAGGCGCAGGGTGCGCTGACCTACCTGGACAGCGTACGGACCCAGCGCGTGGGTGCAAGTCTGGACTTCAGTGAGGTACAGGCCCAATTGATGGGAACCAGCGCCACAGCAGCAGCCGGGCAGCTCAGCAAGGTGGAAATGATGGGCGGCTGGTTTGCCACCAACATCGTGCGTACCCTGTTCCTGCCCCTGTTCAAGCTAACCCACAGAATCCTGCGCACGGAGCTGGGCGGTCCTGTCATGGCCCGTATTGGCGGCAAATGGCAGCAGACTGATACCAGCCAATGGCAGGAGCGCATGGCTACCAGCATCCAGATGGGCATGACCACGACGGAAAAGGCTGAGCGCATGATGGCGCTGACCCAGACCATTACCCAGCTGCAGCAGATGATGGGCACGGGCGGCAGCGGGATCATTACCGACCTGCCGAGGCTGTTCAATGCCATGTCTGACTGGATCAGGACCGCCAACCTGGGAAGCCCAGATCAGTACCTGATCGACCCGAAATCCCCAGAGGCGCAGCAGGCACAGCAGGCCCAGGCACAGCAGCAAGAGGCCCAGATGAAGCAGCAGATGCAGATACAGGTACAGCTGACCCAGCTTCAGCAGGACTTTGAGCTCGAGAAACAGCGCCGTGATCTGGAGTACAAGGCATGGAGTGACAAGCTGGATGCCGAGGTCGAGGAAGCCAAGATGACCAGCAGCGGGGTTATCAAGATGCGGGAACTGAGCCTGACAGCGGCAGGCATGGAAAAGGAAGATAAAGAGGATATGGATGAGGCTGCTTGAACGCAGCGAGGTCAAGAAGGTATTTGACCTGGCAGTAGATGAAACGGAAGCGCAGCTGTTTCATGAGATTAAAACGAAGGAAAAGCAGAGGCCCGAACTGTTAGCACAGCTCGACCTTTTACAGAAACTTAGGAGCAGGATTAATGGCCGAATTGAATACATCGACCCTACCGGAACCGAGTGAGCCCGTATTCTCAGGAGATGAGAACCAGCGCGTGATGGATGTGCTGATGGGCAAGGATATCCCGGCAGAGGGCGAGGTAAAAGAATCAGCGGATCAGCCAGAGATGGCACAGACCGCAGATGCACCTGAGAAGGGTGAGCAGGAGGCAGTACCGCAGGAGGCTGAGAAGCCAGCAATTGATTACAGCATGAAGGTGCCCATCACAGGAGGCGAGCCCGTAGAACTGGGCAAGCTGAAGGACCTGTGGCAGGACCAACAGGCTGAGAGGCTTAAGGTAATCGAGCAGCAGAATGAGGTAATCCGCTTGCGAGAGCAGGCAGATAACATACTCAGTTACGTCAGAGAGCTACCGCCACAGATCGCAGAACAGGCTAAAGCTGATGCCATCGCAAGCTACAAGCGCGAGATGGAAAAGCTGCAGCTTGCCATTCCCGACATCAAGACCGAGGCCGGGATGAATGCGCTAAAGGGCGACCTGTTCAAACTGGCAGATGAGTATGGCGCACCTCACCACGAGATGGCCGCAGTCAGCAAGTCCTGGGCCGTCAAGATGATGCACGATTACATCAAGCTGAAGAACAGCATCAAGGCAGCAAAGGAGCAGGTTAAACCCCTGCGAGATGAAAAACCCAAAGCAGTCCAGGCTAAGCCTGGGCATCAATCAGAACTACAGCAGCGCATTGCACAGGCCAAACACACCGGCAATACGTCGGATGAGGCTGCAGCAGTGGCTGCCCTTCTCAGGAGTGTCAAATAATGTCAGATATCACCCACGTCGGAGCAGATGCAGCAGTTTACGGAGGCTTAATCCGTGAATCGGTCATGGAAAAAATTTGGAACATATCAAATATCCCATTGCCCTATACTGAAATGTGCAGCAAAGGTACGCACGACAATCGTCGTGTCGAATTCGTCACGGATGAGCTGGCGGCCCCGCAAGCTAACGCGGTGGTTGAGGGTGCTGACCCCACCCAGTCCGATGGCAAGCTGGGCCTGCGTCTGGGCAACTACACCCAGATCAGCGTGAAGCGGCTGATCGTCACCGACACCAGCGAGGCAGCGAACGGTATTGGCGGCATCAACAGCCTCAGCTACCAGCTGAAAGAGCGCCAGAAAGAGCTGCGCCGGGATGTTGAGGCACAAATGCTTTCGCATGATGCGTCGGTTGCTGGCGATGCCAACACGATTCCGGGCAAGTCTGCCGGGATCGGGGCGCAGCTGAAAACCAACGTATCTGTTGGCGCAACGGGTGCTGTGGGTGGCTTTAACACCACCACCGGCCTCTTTGTGTCACCGACACCTGGCACGCCTCGCGCACTGTCAGAAACCACCATCCGCGACATCCTGCAGCAAGTGTATGAGGCTGGCGGCAATACCACGGTGGCAATGGCGCGTCCTGTCGTGATCCGCAAGCTGTCCGAGTATCTGTTTACCAGCTCGGCCCGCATTGCAACCATGACCGCACAGCAGGCGCAGAACAGCCCCGCAGCATTGACTGCATACGGCTCTGTTAACGTGTTTGTGACTGACTTCGGTCAGACCATCAAGCTCCGCGACAACCGGCTGCAGCAGGCTGATGCTGCGGATGTGTCCAGCATGTACTTTCTGGACCCGATGCACCTTAAGGAGTCCTTCCTGCGCGGCTACCAGACGGAGATGCTGGCCAAAACCGGCTTGTCCGAAAAGCGGCTGATGTCGGTGCAGTACTCGATGCTGGTGCTGAACGAAAAGAGCCAGGGCGCTATTCTGGCGATTGATGAGACTGCAGCGGTAGTAGCGTAATGCAGATCAGGCTGACCAATAAGCATACGGCAGCCATTGGAACCGGCGGGAGCGGCATTGGTATGCTCTCGCCGGGTTCCTCTATCGTGATCGAGGTGAACGATGAGCAGCGCAAGGCATGGGCAGATTGCCCCTATGCAGAAGTACAAGATATTGACGGACCCGGTGGGGGAGGAACGCAGGAAAGCCCTGCGGCAGCAGACCCTGCGCGACCTGGGCCGCGTAAACGCGGGCGGCCCCGGCGCAATGCGGTTAGCCCTGAACCTGACGGACCTGGAGCATGAGTATCTGATTGCGAACAATCCCCAGCTGGCTGATGATGACAGCGGGGAATGGTTGAAGTTTATACGCAGCAGCGAGAGCGACCCTTTCAAGGTGGGTACCAAAGTATGATTACCAAAGGACCGGACGGCACAATGCTGGTATTCTGGAACAAGAAAGACCCCACTGAGCGCGTCAGCGAATGGGGTGACTGGGTAAGAACCAGCATCACCACCTACCAGAAGAACACCGACGGCGGCATCGAGCTGGAAGCTGGGCAGGGCGGCTATCTGATGCTGGAAGCCGTTGACCCTGACCCCGTTGAATTCAAACTTTTATTGGAGTAAAGCATGGCCGATACCCCGATTAGTGGACTGAACGCAATCAGCGGAGCCGCAGCTACGGCGGCAGATGAGTTTGCGATAGTCAACGCAGCAGAAACCAAAAAGATTAGCCTGGCCGAACTGAAAGCGGCACTCACAAAGGATGGGTGGTCGGTCACTGGCGACCTGACCGCAAGCGGAACAAGGGTAAGTTTCCCGAATCTGCCGACAGCAGTTACAGGCCTCACAGCTGGCGACCTGTGGAATGATGGCGGCACGCTGAAGATTGCGCCATGACATTTCTGCAATTCAAGGCACGGCTGGCCCAGATCGCGCACAGGGGCGACCTGACAGCGCGGATGGTGGACTTCGCAGCCGATGCCACAGAAAAGATCAATCGCAGGTTTAACCTGGAGCTGGTCGCACCTGTGGCTGATACAGACACCAATGAGGTACTGGAAAAGTACCCATTGCTGTACGTGTATTCCGGCCTGCAGTCACTGTTCGAGTACCTGAACAATGGCGACAATGCCAGGTACTACCATGAGAGATTCGAGCTTGAGGCTGACCGGCAGAACATCACCAGCCCCGCAACCATCACCGACACGCTGACCATCGACGGGGAACCGCCCGTCATCACAGGGGCATGACATGAGCCTAGAGAGTTTCACCGGCAAGATTAAGGACCTGGTAATCACCAACCCGACCGGGGCAGACCCTCGCAGTCAGGGTGATGACCATCTCAGGGGCATCAAATGGGCTGTACAAAACGATGCAGTCAGCAAGACCGATGACCAGGTGATGACCGGCAATCTGTCCGTAGCAGGAGGCGGCACAGGGGCGCAGGTGCTGCAGGCAGATGAGATTGAAGCCGCGTATTTGTCTTTGGCTGGCGGCACAATGACCGGCCCGATTACGCTACCAGCGGCTCCAGCAACAGGGGATCAGGCTATCAGCAAGAATCAAGCTGATGCTTCTTATGGTGCTGTAAAAGTTTTGGCCGCTGTCAATTTCAGCACAGCAACAGGCGCGGCAGTCATAAGAAAGGCATTTAACTGCACGGTCACATATAACGCCGTGGGTGTATGCACGATCAATTTCACCCAGCCGCTGCCGGATACCAATTACCTGTGCACGGGGTCCGCTACGCTGCCTAGCAATACTGTTCGTGCATATCGCGGTCCGGTATTTCAAACCGAAGGGCGAACGGTCAATAGCATACAGATTCTTACCGGGTTTTATGACCCAGGCACTTCAGATAATCCGTCGAATATGGAATCAATACACGTTGTCGTGTACGGAATAACTTAGGGGGCAATCATGCTCGAACAAGGCGCGGTATTCCTGATCGCAGTTGCCCTGATGATTACTGGCGCAGCTTTCACCGGCAAGATGCCGGAACTGTGTGAGCATCTGGGCGGCACGTATCAACCTGCGGGGCCGGATATCTGCCCGAATGCCGATTGGTCGCGGCTATTCAAGATTGAAAAATGAAACAGCCGCAATTCCTGGAATTCAAGCACTGGGGCATTGTTTCTGATCTGCCACCGGAAGAAGTGCCAGTCAACAACTGGACATCCGGCAGCAATTTCAAATTCATCGACAAGGCCTGCCGGATGGTAGGCGGATATGAGGCCTTTGCTGATCCTCTGGATGGCACCGGCCCCATCTTTGCCATTAACTGCGTTGACGGGGCCACAAATTACTGGATTTATTGCACATCCACAGCCGTATTCGTCACCAATGGGGTGGATCATTTTGATATCACGCCTGCGGGGATGTCACTGACATTCCCAGGTGACTGGACCGGCTGCATACTGAACGGCATCCCATGCCTGAACAACAGCAGGAATGAGCCGTATTACTGGGATTTCAACACTGGCGGCACGTTGCTACCCCTTCCCGGCTGGCCAGCAGGAGCAACCTGCGAGGTGATAAGGGCATTCAAGTATCACCTGTTTGCTCTGAATGTATCGGAACTGAGTAAGCAGGGCAGCACCCTCTGGTGGTCTATTGGCGCTGATCCTGGGGCCATCCCATCAGGCTGGGTACCGGCACCTGACAATGACGCGGGCGACATGACCCTCGCAGACACTCCCGGCGATATCGTGGACGGTCTTGCGCTACGGGATAATTTCATCGTTTACAAGAACAATGCAACCTACTCCCTGACCTATGTTGCGGGGCAGTATGTGTACGTGCAGCGCAAGATATTCCTTACCAGTGGCCTGCAGAACAGGAACTGCATCATCGAGGTTAACGGGATGCATTATGCATTCACCGGCACGGACGTTATCAAGCATGACGGGCAGAACCTGGTATCCGTCATTCAGGACAAGGTAAGGACTGAGCTTGTCGGGTCCATTGAGCCAGACAGAAAAACCCTGTGCTGCATCACGGCCAAGCTGGTCGAGCAGCTGGTGTGGGTATGCATCCCGACAACTGGCAGCGGCTACCTGAACAAGGCGTACCTGATTAACGTGCAGACCGATGATGTTGGCATCCGCCTACTGCCGGATGTGTCTTATGTTGCGCGTGGCGTGGTCAACATCGGGGCTGGCAGCATCGGCTGGGATAGTGACACTGTGCCCGTCGCATGGCAGGACGATTATGAATCCTGGGATCAGCAGAGTTACAGCCCGGAGGCCGATACGCTGCTGATGGTATCGGAAAAGGATAACAAGCTATGGGCCGTTGATACGCAGGAAAAGGAAGATGGCCAGCCCGTTATCGCATACCTGGAGCGCCAGAGCCTGCCAGTGCAGAACAACATCATGCGGGCCTATATCACCCGTGTGCTGCCGAGGATCGAGGGCAGGCCTGGGGATGTCATCAACATTCGGGTTGGCGGGCAGGCATTTTTCAGCCAGCCCATTGTCTGGGGGGATGAGCAACCCTTTACTATCGGCACCTCCGTGGCGATAGATGCAAATACCGAGGGCAGGCTGATATCTGTGAGCTTCAGGGGCCAGACTGAGGGCGTATGGAAGCTGCACAGCTACAAGCTGGAAGCTGTGGACCTGGGGCTCTACTGATGCCAGCATCCAGCCGCAGCTCAGCCCTGCCCTATACCCCCAGCGCACCACCGGCTGGGGAGGATATAACGCGTGCGGTCTGGGATGAGTTTTTCCTGATTGCACAGGGGCTGGCCAACCAGAGCAACCCGGTATCACTGGCCATCCGTGCATCCGAGCCCATAGCAGTAGGCGCGACAGTAGTTTATGACCGGCTGTTTGACCAGGGGCTGAGCTATGACTGGCAGCAGCCGGGCGGAACAGTAAACCCGGCAACCGGCATCTGGACCTGCCCGGAGGAAGGGCTCTACCAGATCAGCAACACGGTAAAGGTACCGCCATTCCCGACACCTGCAGACAAGGCTTATACCCTGCATGTGCGAGTCACACGCGACCCAATCACTGGCGGCCCTGAGATCATCGACACATTCGAGGATGTGGGCACAGATACCCACATCCTGACCCTTACGGGCTTTCTGATGATTCCGCTATTCCAGGGGGATCAGCTGGCACTGGATGCAGGTGTAACCCATGCCACCAAGACCGGCACCACCACCGTGGAAGCCAGCCTGTACATCCTGCGAGTAGGGAGCCGCAAATGAGCCTGCATATTGACCTGATACCGCAGTCAGAGGCCGCAAGGGTATGGCCGAAGGTCCGTAAATGGATCAGGAGGGCCTGCCAGCGGTCTGGGAATACGGGGGCAGCCGAAACCCTGCGCCGTGCTGTCCTGAGCGATTCTAGCCATTCCTTGATGGTTTTCAGGGATGGCGGGAATATATGCGGGGCAGGTATCCTTGAGCTGGCCGGAGATCGGCTGCATGTGGCCAGCCTGGGCGGGGAGCTGCCGGACGGGTGGAAGGATGTAACCTGGGATTTTCTGCTGTCAGCCGCGCATTACTGCCGGGTGAAGCGGATCAGCCTGCGGGGGCGGCGGGGATGGGAACGCGCCATCAGGGGATGGGGATTTATGCCGGACGGGTCCGGCAATTTGATACGGGAGCTTTAAAAATGGGTGCTTCATTTAACAAGCAAAAGGGCACGCTTAGCCAGCAATCCAGCGA